TGTGTCAAAGATTCAATTATTTGAGCGTCTTGAGCAGAAGCGGTTTCTCCTGCTTGAGCGGCAGCGTCAAGTACTGTTCCGCCTTCTCCACCAGCAGCGCCCAAAGCACCACCAACAAGATAACCGCTAAGAAGATTGCCAAATTGTTGAGCCAATGCAGTACCAATACCATTTTTGTTAATTTGAGATTTCAAATTAGCCATGTATGCATCAGCGATAAAAGGCAATTTACCAACGTCGCTTAATGTTTGATGAATTGCTTGACCCAAATACAATGGGTCTTGCCATTGCCATGCAGGTAATCCCCCCTTGCCAGCGTTAATAGCATTAAGGTTTCCTGTAACAACACGGTTAGCAGTAATTCCAAGTTTGGCAACATTGGTAGCAAGCCCACCTGCAATATCACTAGGTGCTGCTCTCCAAAAATTACCTACTTGTTTTCCAGCTTCCGGAGTTGAAATTGCACCAACAAAACCACCAATGGCGCTACCTAAAACATTGCCTACTGGTTGCAGAAGTTGTGAAAACCAATTACCTGTACTGTTAGCCCTTTGCCATGCTTTGTCAGGTGCTCGGTATGCAGGAGCATCATTAACTGTGTCGGGTCTTGGATACAAATTAGAAAGACCAATTTGATCTGCAGTACCGTGCAAATATTTAGCCATCAAAGTTGAATGTGCTAATTGAGCTGGGTTAGTAGAATCTTTGAATTGTTGCGTTAAAGACGTGACTAAATACGGGTCTGCTTTTAACGTAGGATTGTTTTTAACAAGATTATCAATGTACCAATTAGGGTTATTAACATTAGAGAGATAATCATTAGCTCCTGTTGCTGAACCAAGTCCGTAAGGCATTATAGACCTATGTTTCTAGCCGCCCGTGCTAAGTCCATTAACATTGCTGAAGCACCTGGAGCACTGGCCATCATGTCTAAACTTCTTCCAACTGTAGGAGTAAATGTGTGCATTGCTTCTGGACCAGCACCATCGCCAATAGGCAATCCTGCTGTAATTGGTTCATCTGGTCGATCAGTAGGATGGTCAAATTTTAATTCACCTGGGTAAGATGGCAATGATGGCATCTGACCAGTAATCGTTGTTGGTTGTGCTGGCGCTGCTTGTGCTGGTGCTTGCGCTGGCGCAACCGATACCTGTTGTGGTGCTACGGGTATTGCACGTTGAGCAGCCTGTTGTGCACCTGCTTCTCCGTAGCCTTGACCAGTAGCGGCCTGGACTGGCATTGCTGCGTTAAGGTCAGTACGGTTTCCGTATGCTGTTCCTGGCGTTCCCTCACGGGCGCCACCTCTACCTGTACGTGGCATCTATTACATCCCTGGTGCGACACCGGCTGGAGCTGGTGGACGCTTCAAAGTTGACAACATAGCACTCAAGTTCTGTGCTCCGGCTGGCGGTGGTGCGATAGGCGTTCCAGCAGGGTTGTCTGGCGATACGCCGATACCAGGCTGTGACTCTGCCTGAACTTCTGGTGGCTGTCCACCTTGCTGCATTTGCTGTTGCATTTGCTGTTGCTGGTTTGCTTGCTCGGCTTGTTTCGCTTGCATTTCTTTGTGGACTTTAGCAACCGCGGCTTCAAGAGTGACGTGTCGCTCTGCCTTAGCCATTGCGATTTCAGCAATAACGTTGGGGTCAAGACTTCCTTGCGACGCCTGTTGTTCAAGGCCAGCAAGAAGCGCCTTGCGTAGTCCTTCAATTTCAACTTGATCACGTTCACGAATCGGGTCTTCAATCGCTGGGTCCATCTCACGGGCTGTCTGTGTAGACATAATACCAGTTCCGACACGTTGACCAATGGCGACTACCATGCCATTTACGTCTGAACCAGGCATTGAGTACTTGACGTATGACAAGTCCGTTTCGAATGTTTCGTTTGGCGTGTAGTCAGGGTGAGTAATCTTACCGTCGTTACCAAAGAAGAACATGCTTGGCTTTTTACCGTAGTAAGCCTTCATGATTTTTACCGCACGGCGGTTCTCTGCTTCTAGTGAGTTAGCGAAGATTTCCTGATACTCTTGAATAGGCATGTCAACGGTGTTCGACATGACCATTTCACCTCGACGAGCTGTACGGACGTTGCTTGGTGATTCCCCACCAAACTCTGCAGGGATTCCACCTGTGAGTCGCTGAGCGCGTTCCATCCGGTCAAGTGCGTCGTTTGTGGTTGAACCTGGCTGCAGATGTGTGATTTGTACTTGTCCCTTATCAACGACTCCACGGATTCCTTCTTTACCATTAGCTTCTTGAATAATACGAGGTGATGATGGAGAGTTGCTTGTGCTGACAATCCACTCATCTGGGAACACGTTGCGGAAACGAGCAATCATGTCCAGTGCATCTAGTTTAGCCATGCGCTGGTAGGTTCCAAGCATCTGGTCAAACTGACCCTGTAGGCGGTCTAGTGTGATACGTCCAGCAATAACTACTGGGCTTACCTCTGCACGGTTAGGGATGCGCTCCAAGATAATGTGCGTAGCAATTCCCTTGCCTGTCTCAGTGCTGTATGCACTTGCCTTTGGCTTTTCAGCACCAACGGCAATAAGCACAGTTTCGTTAGCGTCCATGTACTCCAACACTTCAAACATGTCGTGGTCGCCCTTTTCACCACGGTACAAGATAGCCATCTGTGCTGGGTAGTTTTCCTTCAACCAGCCAAGTGGTCGGCGGTCAACGAAGATGCAGTCTGCTGGCTCCATTGAGTCTGGATCAAGCATTGGTGCAGGGTACGTAGAAAGTGGGTTACGCACGCGCCAGTGAGGAATGTCACGCTGGTCGTCGTGGTAGACCGAAACTGGTGAGATAGTTACAGCACTCATACCGTAAGCAGTAAGGTGACGTGCACGGCGACGCAACTTGGTACCCATCTTGTTCATGTCCCACCAACCAAGGTTGGCTAGACGACGGTCACGGGCACGGTTTTCAGATACCTGAATACCTGGGCGTACTGGCATGTACGAGATGTCTGGGATGACTGAAGCCACGCGCATAGCGAACTGGTCAATACCTTGAGCAATCAAGTTCGGAATGGCAGGCTTTTCCATGTCATCTAACTCAGGCAGTGGAATGATAATGTCGCCGTTGTAGTGACGACGGATATCTTCCATCTTGCTAAAGAGTCCACCGCGGTCTTTGCGGCGCTCCTGGTACATGGTTACGACCTGTGCCGCAGCCTTGTCATTATCGAACGAGAGAGCCACTTATAACCTCAATGTCTTAGGGGTGGACGACTTCACCCATGATGGGCGCCACGCTGGGGCTGTTGCCGATTTCGGCATGTAGAGGTTGGGAATGTTCCACTCTAGAAACCATTGAGCCATAACACAGTCATCTGTGCGTGACCCATTAGGGTACTTTGTAACCTCATCAATTAGTTTCATAGAGCGAACTTTTCCTTCACCCCTACCAGGTAATCTTACACGACCGAAGCGGTAGTGGGGTTGTAACACCGTCACACCCAGTGCTTCGTCCGATTTATTGATGCCATTTGTGTTGTGGGGAATAATCTCCACAGACCGCATTTGGCGCCATTGCTTGACATAATCGTACTGAAGCATAAACCGCTGAGCTGCATTAGATTCCACAATCCAGTACTGAATTGGGTATCCCATGGACTCAGACAAGTTCTGCCATTCTTCCATAACCCCAGTGTATTTACCGTCATGGATGTTGTAATCCAAGAACTTACTGGCTTCCATCTTTTGGCGAATAAGGTCAATCAGGAAACGTTGCTGGGACTCTGGGTGGTACAGCCAACACTGGATAGCCCAATAGTTAGTCGGACTAGGGTCAGCGGTAGCGACCATCAGGCACTCGCTGGCTGAAATGCCACGGGGTATCTGCCAGATGTCTCGGTCTTTGTCCATGCACCCTGGGTTGTCACCCTGACCAAATACCCACTCGTGGCGTACTAAGACTTCTGACGGGTCCAAGTCCTCTTGCTGATAGACCACCGCAAAGCGCTCACCACGGTTTGACATGAGGTTGGAGATGTCTCGCCAAGATAGGCGCCGTGGGTCCAATAAGCATCCGGTAGGATACGGATCAGAAGTTCTCTTGTGGTGACTCGGATCGCAAAGCTCATCATAGTGAGCCTTGTAAAGCAAGTGCTTATATTTCTTGTTTGTCCTAAGTTTCTCAACTTCATCTTCAGTCATTCCTTCATCTAGTAGTTCTTCCTCATCTTCCAGAGGTTGCTCCATGTCTAGAGCGAATCGATAAAGGTCGTCAGCAGCGAGGCGCTGGCCAATAAGAGCAAGCATACCTGCAGGTTCAAGTCGAGATTCTGCAACGTCTTGGTACCAATCTTCCATGGCTTCTCGTTGTTCTGCACTACGAATCTTGCGAGGGTCAACAAGGTCGTCCCAGAAACAGCCATCGAAGCGTCCTCCGATGAAACCACTATCCATACCGTAGGCACTTACTGTTGGCTCCTTTTCTGAAATAGCACCTGAGTCCTCTGGCTGCATAACAATGAACGCTTCGTTAGTCCACAGTTCTTTTTCCAATGGCTTAAAGCGACCAAAGTCAAGTGCCATTGTAGTTTCAGCGTCAACGGCTAGACCACGTGCTTTAAGTGCATCGTCAGCCAGTTCAGGAATAACACGTTCTAGTGAACGCCTTACTCGCATCAAGTTTCGCTTGGCAAGGCTCATAGTCGCAGAACCAGTCAACAAACGGATACTGCGGTTACGACAAATGATCCAACAGGTAATGTCGTGTAGCAACGTAGTCTTACCAGAACCAGGTGGCATGTTCATAACCACGTATTCTTTTTCTTCAGACTCAAGAAGTGATACCAGTGCGATACCGGCTTCTTCCTGCCACGGTGTAGAGATACGTCCAAAGTAACGCTGACGAAAATAGCCAAAGTCCTCTAGGGCACGTTGGGCATCTTCGCTTAGTTTGTCGTAAGGCTTAGGACCTTCTAGTTTCGCTTCTGTCTTGAGTTCACGGTAGTTACGTGCCGACGTGTCCACATCGTCGCTAATGCGAAGTGTTTGGGCAGCCTTCTCAACACGGTGTCCCGTCGATTCAGAGAACCGAGCCTTACGTGAGGCTTCTGCAATCGAAAGTCCTGCGGAACGTGCCTCAAAGTATTTCTTGCGTTGTACTGCGCTAACTGCCATTGCTAAGTGCCGTGGCTAGTAAGCCTTGTATCCGATACGAAGAAGAATCAGGTGGCGAAATAGAAAACACTCCTACACCACCATCTTTATAATCTTTAGCGGCAACGACTAAAACAAAATCCTCAACAACTGGCATCTCCCACGATTCATCTTGTGGAAGATCCAAGTTTGTTAAAAAACGTGTAAGGTTCAGTTCTAGCCATTGTCTAAGTGACAAAGAAAGACTTGACTCGTCAGGACTTAGTGGCACTTGGCTTAGCCGCTTCAGCTTGCTGTGCAACCTGTGAAGCAAGTGCAATAGCAGTGTGCAACTGCAACTGACGGTGTGTGATTAGGTGGTACCCCTCAATGATTCCTGCAATGATGACGCAGACTGATGGAAGCACTACCTGTACCGACGTTGGAATCTGGAACCCTGGGTGCACAATAGTAAACACTGACACTGCTGTTGCAATGAATGATGATACGTGTGCTGAGATTACATTAAGTTTCATTGTTCTACCTTACCATATTGTTGTCTATAAAGAATTAAACCAATAATGCTATACACTGCCATGTCCATGAATGAGTCCTCAATGCCTTCATTGGCTAGGGTTGATCCTTGGGCTGCAGTCTGTAGTCGGCGCATCTTGTCGTTCATGCGAATAGCACAACCAATCCAAGCTTCTACACCAAAATCTTCACTAGCGCGTACATTGGCAAACGGGTCAACCGCACGGCCATAGTCACTTTGCTTCTTATTGTGAAGAAGTGTTAGTTCTTCTATCACATCTAAAAATGCGCTCATTGTTCTCCCTTGTATTTTTCTGGTACCGGCCCCGAATACTTGTGTCCCGTGGCTTCCTGTGGTATCTGAAATCTTATACCACAATGGCAATAAATCCAAACTTTTGTATTGACTAAAATTATCCATTGGTGTGTGTGCATGTCCTTAAAAAATTTTATAAAAAAAACGGAAGGGTCGAACACACATAGTAGAGTGGTGCTCCGTCACATCCATGGCGGTCTTGACCATGTCTATAGGCTCCAAAGAGAAGGACGAGAGAGCAGCCAGCGCACCTGTGGCAATATCACACGCAGCGCCAACAGCCGCATAGGGTTCTTTGAACTTAATGACCGAATAATCTTCACCCAGCTCGTAGATACCATCCCTATTCACAAGCAGGACACTCCACGTATCGTTGCCTTGACCTAGTATCTGCATGAGGTGGTCGCGCAATTTGTATGGGTCAGAGATGTTGGACTTGGCTACTAGCTCCATGATCCGGAACGAACCGGCTACGCCAACAAGCGTATTGCCAAACTTAAAGACCTTCGGCTCAGCCGAGGTTGCTATTAACGTGCCACCTTCATCAAAGGCGCCAGCGTCTCCGCCGATAGCATAAGACGTATCAGAATGTACCGCTAAGATCGCTGTCATGTTGTAATGATACCATGCTATAGTTTTAGTTACGAAGGACCCTTACCTTCGCAGTAGAACCCCTGGCCGTTTGTGTACTCCGGCTGGGGGTTTTGCTTTTACTTTTTAGCGAGTAGTTCTGGAGACTGCGCTACTGGCTTAGTAGCCAAGTTGTCCGTAGTCTCAAACTTAACGTTGGCAGCTTCAACGGTTGGCATACCGTGAGCATTAGAAAATTCGCCACATCCACAAGTGTTACACATACACAAATAGTACCACACAGCAAAAAACCCCCCAGTTTCGGGTGGGGGGCTCAATGCCAGTCTTGGATTCGGAAGTCCAGTACTACAGTAGGATTTTCCTACTCTCCTACTATACACACAAAAGTGTTACATAAAGCGTTGCGCCGAGCTCACTTAAGTGCTACACTTGGGATACCACCGATGGGAGTGGTCGTGCGTGTAAGTCGCCGCGGAGTGTGAGTCTTTATAGATACTCGCCGTAGTTAGCCGGTTAGAGCGGTATTTGGTTTGTCGCGCCCAGAGATCATCCTGGTGAATAGACAAGGCAGTACCTTTGCCACAGTCAGGCCTCGCGACAGCTTCTTCTTATGCGATTGAATGAAGAAGGTACTTGGTACAGTACTCGCGTCTACTAATTAGACTATAACAACTCGGACAGGTGTGAGGGTCTGGAGAATACCGTATACGGTTTTTCCGGATTTGGGATCGTAGGGTGAGTTTTTTCTAAGCATCAATAGACCAAGTTAGGCTACACCCGTATGCGACCTGAGTCCATACCCTGCGAGGCCGCCTGACACCGTTTATGCCTTGATTTTTGATACCACTTTTGACTGATTCTTTTCTCTCTTCTGGCCAGCCAATCCGAACAAAACTGAACCTGCCAGATCGAAGCGAAAGCACCCTGCAAAGCTGCACATTCTTCTTTGTTTACTTGGAAAAAACGGGAATGACAGTTCACCGTAAGTGGGATAAACTAACTATTAACGCGCGCGCCCTCGGCACACTACGGGTCAAAGATTGGTACTGGCTGGTGACTGGTGAGAAATGTATGAGGGTTGAGGGATGGGGACAGATGGGCTTAACCCTTTACCAGTTCCACAAACAAAGCAAAAAACCGGCCACAATGGGCCGGCTAGATGCTTGATACGGGTAAGCGTTTACATGTCGCGCACCTTTGCGTACCCCCAATAAAGCGCTATCCAAACCGCAATGAATACCCAAGCCGGCAAATCATCAGGGCCGCAAACCTGAGAGCTGCAAGCAAACGGGCCTTCGTGGTTCTTGAATAGGTCGGCTAGTAGGTAGGCGGTAACAGGTGAAGCAATGCCGGCGGCGTAGTTTCTTAGCTTCATTCTCCCACCTCGTAATCTTCACAAGCTGCCGCGACATCATCGCAAAGCCTATCAATTAAGAGGCTTAGTTCATTCTCGCTTAAGCTAGAAACCATAGATTCTGTTAGTTGTGCGGACCAAACTATCTCGCTCCCTTCTTCTTCTTCTTCTTCTTCACATTCGCATAAATGGCCGCATGTGTAGCAAACATACAAGCCGCCAAAATGCGTATTGTAGCCGTAGTTGCCGGCCTTGTTAACGTAGCGCCCGTTTTCATCCTTGGTAAGCCATGCGCCGTTCTCGTCCTCGCGGATTTCTTCTACCTTGGTTTCGTGTTCATCTAGATCAATTTCGAAATCCTCGTAGAGCTGCTCCGCGTGTTCGATCGGATCAAACCCCCTAGCGTTTTCTTGATCGTCAAATTCTGCCGTGTAGGTGACCGTATAAGTAGCAATGTATTTTTTCATTAGTTCATCTCCTTAAGTAGTTCTTGAACTGTTGCCGCTTTTGTTGCGGTTTCCAGTAATGCTTCTCCCCATTCGATAAAAGCGTTTCGCTGTTCTGGCGTCATGAACTTATGCCAAACACTGACAAGCTCCAGCGCTGTTTCTCCTGGCTTGTAGGCGTCAACAATAGAGCGCTTGACGGCGTAACAAATAGAGTTAGACAAATCTAGGTTTTCTACAATGTCCCGCGCCATAGGTACTAGCTCCGAATTGAAAGCCTTAACAGCCGCTTCAGTTAGTCCCGTTCCGTAAATCTTCTCCCCGTTTTCGTCTAACTGGTGAGAGTAGACAGAATCCGAAGCAACGTAACAGCGCCACGGCGTCAAGTGTCGGTTTTGTGCTTGTGAATCTGTAGCGGCGTACCTATCCGCCTTTACAGTTACAAGGACACTAGAGCCGCGCCAGGTAGCTGTAAATTCCACGTAAACATCTACGCGCTCTATGTTCTTACCGTCTCGCGACAGTTCAACATAGCTACGCTGTTCTGCATTGCCGCGTGGCTTGATGTCTTTAATGTTTCCCATTTGTAAATCTCCCTTTTGGTTAATGCCTAGCTAGTCAACTAGACAAGAGAAATTATGACACAAAAAAGCGCCCTTGTCAATTCTTTTTATTTTTTTTTGTGCTCTCACCAGGGGCAACGCCGCCAGCCACGATCTGATCAATGAAAGGCATCAGATACCCTCAACAGGCGCAAAACTCAACCGAGATACCCTCAACAACAGCAGTTACAAACTTGAACGAGTTGTTGTGCTATAATCGCCAATGTCGTTGACGGTGGGCTTAGTCACCCTTAATGAGCTTCTACGGGAACTCCCCCTGTAGAGTGCTCCCGTCAGCGACCTCTCTGCTCCTGCACAATGCTGTGGATACCCTCTACAACGCCTTCAGGGACGTTCTCGCACCCTGCCATGATAGTTGTATGGTCTTTGCCTACGTAGTCACCTATTTGAGGATAAGACCATTTGCCATAGGTTCTAATGCAAGCCCACCATAGGTGTCTAGGCTTGATGTACTGCTTGAAGCGTCTGTCACCATCAATAAACTGTGGTGGGATACCAGTTAAATCACTGATTACCTTCAAGTAAGCGTCTGGATCGAAGTCGTTTGCGATACTTAGCCACTCGGTAACGAGCTGCTTCCCTGTGGGCTGACTGGCAACCACAGAT